TATGGGTCCTTAATTGGACCCATATGGGGTTTCAGTAGTTAATTGGTCGTCGAAGAACGACCCTCTGAGTGGAGCGCAAGTTGCCTCCTTGGAGTCGTAGACATATGAGGTCGCTTTAGACCTGTAATGTTGTAGACTCTTCGAGAGGAACGCCAGTTGCCACCTTTGTTTTAACTCAGGTTCTCTGAATTTTATCTAATGTTTGTAGGTATCTAATAACCTTCATTTTTTGTTTTATTAAAACTGTAATGAAAACCATTATAAAAATAAGATTGCAGTATTTGTGAAAACAGTCAAAAACGACGGTAGATAATCATTGTGGATTATAGCCCGTGTCTTTCATTTTGAAATGAAAGGAGAAAAATATTACTCATCATATATGTTTTATAAGATGTAATAATCGTAATTAACGATTCTTTGTAGTGTAGGGAAGTACCCATGGCTGCATCGTATGGAGTGATTGTACCTTACGCAATCGCCTTAGCTAACAAGGCACATATAAAGGTTAGCCCCCCAGTCCACCCGGGACCTGAAATATGGTCACGGGGAGCCGTAGGATCAATGGCATTGTTGCTTTGAAAGAGCTTGCTCTTAGGCAAATGTTCGAAAGGTTTAATTACCGGAGTAGAAGTTGGTCCGCTTTGTGAACAGATTCAAACCATTTTACATGGTTTGTAAGTTCACTGGCTCGGATGTATTCTTTTTAAAAATGACATCTGAGAACAGTAATTTGCAAACTAGTGCTAAGGCACAACACACAGAAATACAGAATGTTACGGATATTCCCGTTAAGGCATTTAGAAGGAATGATTTTATTCAAAAGAGGAAGAATGGTGGAAAAAACAAAAAATTCGTCCCTCAGTTAATATCAGTTGACGAGAGACAAGAACTCAAAGCAGGAGTTCGAAAAACATTTAGAACATTGAAGAAAAGTGAAAGATTTATTTTGGAAAATCAAATTGGTGAATCTTTTAAAAAATATTGTTCTAGTATGTTGAGTGGAGTTGCTGATGATTGGATCAGCACTCTTGAGGATATTGCACTTACATGTGTAGCACTGAGTGAAGCGCAGAGTATGCGTCAAACTATTTCGATTTTGATGCTTTATGTGAAGACTAATATGGCACATAGTGCATGTGGTTATATACAGGCATTTTTTGAAACATTGTTGGCTCCATGTGTGATGGATAATCAAGTTGGAGCAGATTTATGTGACCCCGAATGGTTATCAGGATTGAGGGATTTATCCCGAAATTGGCAGAAAGTGACTACAAGTAAGTTTTTCTGTCAATTATCACAATTGTTGGGTGCTATTTGTGCATTGGGTTTGTGTAAAGCCTCAAATTTGAATGTGACTCTTGGAGGCTTGCAAATATTTTCAGGAGTGCACCAAGATAAACATAAAGGGGCCATCGATATGTTTGCTGCATTAGTTTCCACTACAATGTATTTCATTGAAGGCGGATATAGGTGCTTTCAATTAAAGAGTCTTCAGCCTTTTTTGTTGAATGATGATGAGGCTACGCAATTTGATGAAGAATATTTTGCTCTGATGGAGTTATCTCCGCTAATGAAGGCGGGAAACATGGAACGAGTTCGAAATGTTTCAGAAAACGACCTCGATTTCAGGTTAAATAAAGCCATTGAGCAGGCAGATACTTTATATAGAGTCTGTCAAGGAACTTTTGAGAAGAAAGTATTGCATGAAAAATTAATGCAATTGCGCAAAATGCGTATTGAATTTTTAACAATCCGAGCTGATGGTGGATTACGTGAACGACCATATGCATACTATGTAAAAGGTCCTTCTGGAGTTGGAAAATCTTCAATTTCCGCTATTATGATGCGTACTATTTTGATGGCCAACGGCCATGATGCGAGTGATGAAAGAATTGTGAATTTGAATGAAGATGATGCATATATGTCAAATTATCGTTCATATGTAAATGGAGTGTATTGTGATGATTTGGGAAATACTCAGGCTCAATATCTTGATAAGTCACCTATGTCCAAAATGATTGATTTAGTTAACAACGTTAAAAATTATGCCGTAATGGCCGAATTGGAACTGAAGGGTAAGGTAACTTTGGAACCGAAATGTGTTGGTTCCACTTCTAATTTGGATTTGATAAGTTTGGCTAGTCACTTTTCTAATGAGCCTTTTTCAATAGTATCGCGTTTTAATGTACAAGTTGACGTAGCCGTAAAGAAGGAATTTTCACATACGGATGGTAGATTGGACCAAACTAAAGTTTTTGCTGCTTTTCCTGAAGGGGTACCACCAGTTCCAGATCTATGGGATTTGAGAGTCTATAGTCCCATGGATGGTACTGGAAATTGGCATAAGCGGGTAGAGATTATGGGAATTAAAACTTTGCCTCAATTATTGCAGTTTGTTTCACATGAATCTCGAAAACACGCATTCAATCAGAAGAATTTTTTGAATAGTGTTAAAAATTTGGATATAAAACTTAAATTATGTGATCAATGCAAAGTACCACAGTCTATATGTGCATGCAATTTATGCAATCAACTTGGCGGTATTGACACTGTACAGGAGTATGTAGTGCAATGGTATGATAGCCTTATACTTGCATTTCCTTGGTGGATAAGTAGCAATTTTTTCATTAATTTTACTATATTCTGGAGTCATAGATTTTATATTCGTTACTTCCGCAGCATTGTTATGGTAATTGCGTGTCTTTTGATTGGAGGTTGCTATTCAGTGCACGTTCAGAGGTTGCTAGTGAGTTTTTTTATTTATTGCGTGTGTCATTTTGTTCGTATTGTTTCATCGACGACGAATGGAATATGTACGTGTTATTGCACGCCAGCGTGGACATATGGTGCGATTGTTTCGTACGCAGAGAACTCAGTTGGCTTTGATCATTTGTGCAAGTAGTGCAGTATTGCTAGTTATATACAAATTTTTCAAACAGATGCGCCATGTGCAAGATGTTTGCCAGTTGAATAATCAAGGGTCGCTTGATCCTCAAAGCGTTGAGGATATTCAGCAGCGCGATTCTGAAGTGAATCCTTGGAAGACAATTGAGAGGAGTAAGATAGTGAGTATGAGTCCAGCCTCAACTGTAGCAACACATGATATGGAAAAGATCGTTGCAGGAAATACTGTTTATATATCTTTTAATGGTAAAAATGGAAATCGGTTGTGCATGAATGGGCTTTTCATTAAAAGTAATTTTTTATTGCTGCCGCGGCATTTTTTAGGCGAGACCAGTGGATTGGTTAAGCTATCATGTCGTCGCGAAAAGGGTGAGAATGGAGTTACTTTTGAAGTGCTCTTTGATAGGACCGTAGTTGTTGAACATCCCACAGATGATTTGCTCATTGTATATGTTACAGGAAGTCCTAGTTTTAAGGACCTTGTGAAGTATTTACATGTAGGTACAGGTTTTTCAGGAGAAGTACGTTTATTGCATCGCAATATTGATGGAGTGATAATTGGGCGAAATTCTCGTAGCATTTTTGGAGAGATCCAAAATCAGGAGTGTAAATCGAAGGGTTTCATGTACCATCTTCAAGATTCCACGTTTAAAGGTTTGTGTGGTGCAGCCCTAATATCCATGTCAGTTTCAAAAGGATTATTAGGCATTCATGTAGGTGGAAAATATTCCATTGGAGGTGCTGTTTGGATATCTCAAGATTTTGTTAGAGAGTCTATCACACTTCTAGAGAAACGACCAGGTGTGATTTCCTTGCCTAGTGCTGGCACTCTATTATCAAATCAATATGGAGTTGATATAGCTGTAAGTAACGAAATTCATCCTAAAAGTCCATTAAATTTTTTGCAAGACGGAGCAAACGTTGAATTTTTGTGTTCTACAATCGGAAGGTCAACACCACATTCTAAAGTTGAACCTACCGAAATATCTCTTATAGTTGAAGAGGTATGTGGCCAAGGGAATATTTGGGGTAAGCCAAAATTTGGTCCCCCTTATTGGAAACCATGGCAAGAAACATTGGTTCATTTGGTGGATCCGGTTTTAGGTTTTGAACGGAAGAATCTTGAGTGGGCTGTATTGGATTATTCCATACCACTTTTGCAGAAAATACGTGAATCCAATTTTGATTGGTTGCGTCCTCTTACTAATGATGAAACAGTTTGTGGCATTGATTCCTTGCGTTTCATTGATGCCATGAAAATGTCTACATCTTTGGGATTTCCATTATCGGGACCTAAAGATCGTTTTATATTAGAAGTAGGAGAATCTGAAACGCATCAATGTTTACGTAAACTCGATCAACGTTTCTGGGATGAGTTTGAACGCATGAAGTGCGTTTACAGACAAGGAGAAAGAGCTTATCCAATTTTTAAAGCTTCTTTGAAGGATGAGCCGACCAAATTATCTAAGGATAAAGTAAGGGTTTTTGAAGCGGCACCAATTGCATTGCAATTGGGTATACGGAAATATTTTTTACCCATTGCCCGTTTTTTGTCGCTATATCCAGTTTTGACAGAATGTGCTGTTGGAGTGAATGCACATGGTCCAGAATGGCATGAGTTAGCGACACATATGACAAAATATGGGAAAAATCGAATTCTGGCAGGGGATTATTCCAAATATGATTTGCGTTTATCGCAACAAATTACTATTGCTGTGTTTGATGTATTGATTTCTTTGGCCAGAGAATCAGGCAATTATTCAGAAGATGATTTGTTGATCATGAAAGGGATTGCTGCTGATGTTGTGAATCCACTTGTTGCATATAATGGTGATTTGATTATGCTATTTGGATCAAATCCGTCTGGACAGAACATTACAGTATACTTAAACTCACTAGCAAATTCTTTGATAGTGAGATGTGGATTTCACTCAATTGTGTGGCCTCAAGTGTGGTGTTCTTTACCGAAATTTCGAGATGTTGCCGCTATCATGACTTATGGAGATGATCTAAAAGGATCTGTTAAAAAAGGCTATGATTTCTTTAATCATGTTACTTTGGCCAATTGGTTAAAGGAACGTGGTGTTGTTTTTACCATGCCAGATAAAGAATCAGTACCGGTGCCATATATGTACGATTCGGACGCTGATTTTCTTAAGAGGAAAAATAGATTCGATGACGATTTGAACATGTACGTAGGGATGTTGGATGAAATGTCGATCTATAAATCGTTGCATGCTGTTCTTAAGTCCAAAGCAGTGACTAACAGAGAACAGTGTATGGATAATATTGAAGGAGCCATGCGTGAGTGGTTTTTCTATGGGAAGGAAAAGTATGAAGAGATGAGAGGAAAAATGTGCTTGGTAGCTGAAAAAGCACATATGGTTATTCCTTTTTTGGACACTTCTTATGATGATTTGATGGTTCAGCATCGTGAGAAGTATAAAATATAGAACCATTAATTCTTTCCCGGACTCATCGGGTGTTTTAGTTAAACAGTTAAAAATGAGTCTTATGTATTGGATACCGTGTTTTCATTTATTTACATATATTTATGTTTTCATAGGCTTACATGAAGAGTTATATATTTTACATTATTTAGTGTAGGGGTGACGCCCAATTTTATATGTTAGTGGAAGGAGTTTAAACCCGACTCTTATCCATGAATTTTTAAGAGGTTTACAGAAGTTATTTTTCAAAGATTTTTAAAAAAGTACTGTGCTGGGTCAGAGGCAAGTACAGCGTTTACGCATTTATGTGAATTCTGCTATAGTTCTGACGAAAATTGTTTTTGTTTTGATTGTGATTATGTATTGGAAAATCAAAGTGGTTTGTCGAGTGTTGCGCAAGGAAATAATTATGCCATGCAAGAAACTGCCACTTTCCACGATCAAGCAGATCCGTGGGTTACATCAGTCGACTCCCTTGCAGATCCTACAAGAGATATGACGGATACAGCCAATGTTACATTAGCTCAGTTTATGGCGCGTCCAGTTATGATATATACTGTTGATTGGGCCACTACTGACACAAATTTTAATGGAACGTTTAATCCTTGGGATAAATTTTTGACTTCTCCGTCTATTGTCAAGAAAATTTCCAATTATAATAATTTGAGGTGCCGTTTGCATTTGAAATTTTTAATAAACGGTAATGCGTTTCATTATGGACGTGTTGTGTGTTCTTACACCCCTTTACCGAATCATTCAGATTATCCACTGTTATTACCTCTTTTTAAACCTGAATTGATTCGGTACACCTCACGCCCTTTTATTTTGTTGGATCCCAATACCAATCAGGGTGGGGAGATGGTGTTACCTTTTTTCTTTTATAACAATGCCATGTCAATTCCGAACCATGATTGGGACAACATGGGTATTATTGATTTGGTTGCAATGAATCCCTTGAAACATGCAGCAGGAGCTGTTGATAAGGTGAGAATTACAGTTTATGCTTGGGCGGAGGATGTTCATTTGTCAACGCCCACATCAGCTCTGCCTACCGAGCAACTTGATAATCAAATTGGAGATGAGTATACAGGAGTCGTTTCTCAACCAGCAACCACCGTCGCCAAAATTAGTGGTCTTTTGTCCAACGTACCTGTTATAGGACCTTTTGCTCGAGCTTCGCAAATGGCCGCATCTACGATTGCTGGAATAGCATCTTTATTCGGTTATGCTCGCCCCGTTGCTATTGACATGCAGAATGTGAGAGTTCAATATGCAGGTAATATGGCTAATACTAATGTGGTGGACAATTCATTCAAGCTAACTGCAGATGTGAAGCAGGAAATCACTGTGGATCCTCGCACGGTTGGTTTATCTGATGTAGATGAAATGTCTATTGTGAATATTGCTACGAAGCAATCGTATGTTTTTCAATTTCCATGGAATGTTGGTTATGCAACTGATAGGAGACTAACAACTATAGCGGTTACTCCAGTGATATTTGATGTATATGATGTGAATCATTATATTTTTCCGCCTTGTTGTTTTGCTGCATTACCTTTCATGTATTGGCGAGGCACAATGAGATATAGATTTCAAATAGTTGCATCCAATTTTCATAAGGGTAGGTTACTTGTGCGTTATGATCCACATATAGCAAATAGTACAGACGTATCTACTGGATTTTCACGTATTATAGACATTTCGGAAGAGCGTGATTTTACTATTGATGTGGGATGGGGAGTTCACAATAATTATTGTGAAACACAACACCCAGCCACGTACGCTCAACCTTTTGTTGTAGGAAATACGTTGATGCCTAATACTGTTTGGGAAGGTATTTCAAATGGTTTTTTGACTGTAACGGTATTAAATGACTTAACTGTCCCGAATAGTGAGGTCAACAATGATATCGCTATTAATGTGTATATAAGCACTGGGGAAGACATTGAATTTCAAGGTCCCAATGATGAATATTTGGATGCTTTCGTTTTCCACGCTCCACCAGACCCTTTTTTAACATTTGAGGAACTTGAAGACAATCAAACGCAGCTAAATGTAGAATCTGAACATGACAAAGTTTTGCTTGAGAACCAAGTAGGTGATGTTATAAATGCAGTTGATTCAGATCAAAACACTACTTTACCTTCTCAACCTATACAAACAGAGTCTTTGGGTACTATGGCATGTATTGGTCCAGTTTCTTCAATTGCGGACATATGCTTTGGTGAAAAAATAGCATCATTTCGGAGTTTAATTAAGCGGTACAATTTACACGAAATTATGGTTTTTACGTCACCTTCGGGTTCTTTGGGAGACATTACACATTATGCACGTTGGTCTAAAGCTTTTCCTATACCGAGGGGAAAGAATAGCAATGGAATTCATTTAACGCATACTGATACAAAATATAATTATTGCATAATACGTTGATGAATTATTTGGCAGTTGCATATGCAGCTCGGCGTGGGGGAATTCGTCTTAAATTCCAACCTTTGGATCGAAGTACCACTAGTAGTGCTCCATTGATGCAAATTCATCATATGTGTTCGCGTCAATATAATGTACTTCCATCTGAAGCTACAGTTATTCAAACTGAATTTGGTGCAGCTGCCACTACAAGCAGAGTGGCTGCAACTATATCACATTATGAAACAGGTAGAGCCGGTATGATGGCTCAGGATGTTGCGGCACAGCCCATTTTGGAATGTGAAATTCCGTATTATAGCAGATATAGATTCTCACCCTCTCAGTTGGATTCCACTGATGCATTTCCTGAGTATGAAACCGGTTTTAGATATGATTTAGTTGCTACTAGACGTGCTGCCGTCAGTGGATATAGGGTTATGAAATATGTTGCTGCGGGAGATGATTTTTCCTTTTTCTTTTATATAGGACCTCCACGAGCATTTTACCAACCTTCCAATCCTGCGCCTAAAACTACGTAGTAGTGCAGGTTTTTTGCACATTTTTTGAGAAATTTGTATGTGTGAATATTATAATAACAAATTCTCGTTTTAGACCTCGGTGACTGGGGTCGGCTACTGTTGAGAGTAGCATTTTCAGTCGCACTGATAAAGTAAGTTTTGACTTATGGATTTTTTGTCCCAGTGCGTACTGGGTTTTTTCAAATGAGTCATTATTTATAGTGCGACTAAGTATATTAGTCAAATATGC